TAGCAGCACATGGGTCTGAATCACTATCCCAACAATGTTCATAATCAGGATCACGCTTACTCCACTCTCTCCATAAATTAAGACCCTCTTCACCTGGCAATTCATTGTTAATCATTGCCCCTATCTCCCACCAATATCGCTCACTGTTAGGGCCTGTATATTTAATTACACTTAGACAACCACTTACTATAGCTATTCTCTCTTCCCTGGTTCGCTTACTCCATCTGTTATCGACATATTTAATATCAACGTCTTGGTGCTTTTTCTGATACTGCTCTTTCATACGAGACAGTAACCATTCTGGTGCTTCTGGTACGTTAAACAAATCTCCTTCTAACTTATATTTACCTTTACCTATTTCTTCTTTGTAATATTCCCCAGCTACAACACCCTGTCCACCCCACAATACTTCCCAACCTTCGTGTCCAGCAGCAGTATGACTGACAGACTCCATCTCAGACCATAGCTCCTGTGGAACTTTAAATAAAAACTTTGCAGCGTTCTTTTTAAGTGAAGTTATCTTTGGAGCGTTTTTTAAATCCTTACCCCATTTCTTTTCAATAGCACCTAAATTTTTATCAACGTCAAACATTACAAGACCGTCTGATCTAGCACCAGTAAATACTCCGATTGCCTTATATATATCTGGTTGTTTTTCAATCATCAACGCAGAATCATTTACATTTAGTTTCAAATGCCACGCTTTCCCGTATGGCACTTTTCCATCAGAGTATGTATCTGGTCTTGTTTTATCTCGTTTTGGTAACAGTACACCCTCTGCATATACTGGACAAGTTAGCCATGTTAATGGCATTTCTGGAATGAAATTTATGTCACTCATGTGTTACAATACCTCTTGTAGCCTATATGTTGAAACCCTGAAGGAACCTCACCCTTTAGGGTTTTCTTATTATATAGCATTGACATTGATTTGTCTATGTACTACAATAATAATGCAACCTAGGCTTTCATAGCCAACACGCATTATGCCTTTCATTTCAGCAATAGCCAGAGAAGATGCTGCTACAACAAGTAGCACAAAAGACGGTTATTTAAACCCAAATAAAATTAAAAGCGGAGAAAAAGTCCGTTTTGCATTGTTAGCTGACGAACCTTTTATGTTCTTTGAACTATGGGGTCACGAAGCAACAGATCCCCAAAAGCGTAAGCCATTTAGATTTACAGAAGATCCTACCCCAGAGGATATTAAAGCAAAACTAGGTGATACTCATGTAAGGTCACTTTCCAGAGATGGTAAAGGACACGAACCATGTAAGATAGCACACGCTGTTCCTGTATATAACTATGACCTTGAAAAGGTGCAAATCCTTTCATGGACACAGAAAACAATAACTCAGGACTTTGACGGAATTAGCCAGCTAGAGGACTATGCTGACTCAATGACAGAAGTAGATTTCTTTTTATCTAGAAAAGGCGAGGGCACTGATACAAAGTACAGTGTGCAAGCTGCTCCAAGAAAGAAGGGAATGACACTAACCATTGCGGAAGAATGGGAATCAGTTAATGAAGTAGGTTTCGACCTAAATGAATTAATTAAGGGTGGAGATCCTTTTAAACCAGAATAATCGCCATTCATAGGAGGTCTTACGGCCTCCTTTCTATACTCATTCTTACTTAATTATTTTCATGGAAAACTATTTAAATGAAGAGATACTTACAAATGTAGAAGTTTCAGTTGAAGTTGTTACACCTGCTATGGCTGCTGAGTATATCTCTAGAAATTTTGAACACAACCGTAAAATATCTGAACCCAAGGTAAAAGATTTAACTACCGAAATGATAAACGGTAGGTTTTATCTAGGAGACAGTGCGCTTTGTTTTAATGAACAAGGTGACTTAATAAATGGTCAACACAGACTAAATGCCCTGATTAACTGTGATGAACCTCAAGTATTTATAATTGCTCGTAATATGCCAGACGACAGCTTAAAGATTATGGATATAGGGTCCAAAAGAGATGCTGCGGATCGTATAACACTGTCGGGTGTATTGATAAGTAGGCGAGAACAAGCAGTCATAAAGCACTGTATGACTCCCTTTAATTGTGGAATTATGGGTGTTCAAAAATTTGTACACAATAGACACGATAAAGAAGTCGCTGATTACTTTACTAAAACGAAATACTTCTTTGACTGTTGCAGTAATCACCACATATTAACTACAGGTCAAAAATATAAGACATTCATAGTATGTGCTGCACTTAAAATCTTTTTACAAATGAAAAAAGACAAAGTAGAGTATCCACACGGTATGTCTCCGATAGATAGAGCGTTTCATTTTATGTACGTTACTAATAACCAAGTAGCCGTAGAATACCCTATAAACCAAGAGTATGACAGAAGTGCGCTAGTACTTAAGCAGAGCATGGAGCGTTTCAAAGATGAAACAAACGGAGGACACTGGAATACACCTGATTGCTATAGAAAAACTACTAATCTCGCATATAATTTTATGCAGGGTACTGTTATATCCAGGGCATCAGCAGTCAAGCACGACAAGTTTGACGATTTCGATACTCTAGTTAGGTACTATTGCACTTCTAGCTAAGTAAGGTATATTAATAATGGGAACGTGTATTTATTATCCATTCATGGGAACGCTAGACAAACAAAACGCACTAGCTTCCCTACGAAAATGGACTTTAATTCAAGATAATAGTGGACCGTACAGAGTCTACCGAGATGCAGAGAACAACGTATATCACTCAGTTACACATATTTTAAAAGAAACCGCACCACAACACACAAAAGATGCTCTGGAAAATTGGCTTCGGAAGTCCGATTCTGCCCTGGAGCGTGATATTGCTTGCGAAAGAGGCAAGCTCGCGCACAGTCACGCAGAGTTTATTCTCAAACTTGCAGCAAAATTTGCACGACAAAGCGCAAACAAAAGAAACATTTGGCGCACTGGCTCCGATGGACTGGAACGCTGTCCGAAAAAAGTCACAAAATGGGGCCTTGAAAAAGCAGCCGAGTCCGCACCGCGTGTTAGCTGGAGTGCGTCAGGCTACGCAAGAGGTTTACGATCATTCATATTGGATCGGGTAACGGCCATTCATGCAGTAGAATTTTCGGTCTATAAGCAGGGCCTTGGTTTTGCTGGCACAGCAGATGCTCTGCTTGACATAGACGGAGAAGGCCCATTCATAGTGGATTGGAAAACAGCAAAAGAAGTTCGCTCAGACGATATGATCGAACAATTCTGCCATCAACTTGGAGCGTACAGTATAGGGCTCGAAAATCTTACAGGAATTAAACCAAAATACGGAGCAGTCGTAGTGGCTCGTAGAAGTGGTAAACCACAAATAAAGCTCCTCAATTCTCTCGAATTAGAAGGAGCAAAAAGTTTATTTATTCAAAGAGTGGAACGTTACCACAAAAACTTAAAAGAATTATCAGTCGTTTAATTACTCAAGTGGCTTACCTCCAATTTTTTCATAGCATATTTGACATAAACAACTATTACCTTTTAAGTAATAATCGGAATCCCAAAATAACTCATAAGTACTATCAATCATTTGACATTCGTTACAAGTGTTTAATTCATATTTTTCAGAATTAAGAGTATAGAATCTCTTTTCTTGTGGTTCGAGATCACAGTAGCTCCTACACATTATTTGTTTAATCTCCATAACCAGTCTCCAAATTAAAATTTATCAAAAACATAAGTACAGTAGTCTCCTGCTAATAAAGAAGGATACCAAGATGGCGCAAGTTCAAAGTTAGAGTCATCTAAAACATCTACACAAGTATGATCGGATAGATTCGCAGTATCCAGTACATCTTGGATTGTTTCTTTTTCTCCATCTTCCAGGGAGTCCTCTACACCATTAGCCAAATATGAAGCCCAGTGATTAGGCAGTCTTATTTTCTCTAAGTCAGGATTACTCTCCATAGGAAAGTTATCTTCATCTTCAGTATCTTCTGTGTCTGGACCGAATCCTAACCAGTTAATTTCATCTTCTTCTCTCTGAATATCCAGGGAAGTTTGATGGTATTGCATAAATGAATCAGTCATCAGTATCGTTCCTGTAAAATTTATAAGTTGCTGAATCATCGTCAGCAGCTAACCTTACCCAACTATTAGGGCATTGATCTAACCAGTCGTGAAATTCTGGCTCCATTAAACTTGGATTGTTACTCATAGTTTTTAACCTTTTCTAAAACGTGTACTAAGTTGTGACCATTTTTCAATGGTACGAATGTATAATTCGTGATCGTTTTTAACGTGCAGTGCGTTCTGTGCTATATCCCATACAGCATCTAAAGCAACTTTCTGCTTATCTACTGCGACTGGATTGCCTGACTTTTCCTGCTCCCAAATATAAATACGTTCAGCATCAGCATAATACCGATACGCAGTAGACTCTGGGATTAAGTGATCTACAGTAAGAATGTCAACTATCTCTTTTCGAGATAGCTGATCTTCTGGTTTCTTATCTTCATTGGAACGTAGTAGCTCCTGTACGAAGTCAATAGCTTTCTTTTTATCCACAGTACCTACCAGCTTGAAGTGTAAATAAAATTATCGAAAGTATTATTTCGAGTAGGTAGCTGAACCACGTTCCCATATTTATGGAACTTCCTAAAATTATCATCTTGTATCGCATCATTCTGATAAGACAGAATAGCCTCTATGCGTGACTTGGTGTATTTAAGTTTATCGAAGTACCATTCTGAGTAATCTTGATCCCCGAAAAAGAAACCTTTTACGTTAGGCAAATATGTAGCAGCTATATCTGGTCTATCGAGGGAACTTCTAACAAGATGACCTAACCTGGATAGTTCCTCAGAAGTCACACTGTATTCTCCCTTATCATCTTTTCCGTACTGTACGTTCTGTACGAACCAGTTATGTATAGCACTTGCCTTACACCAATAAGCTAGTGGATACGTTACGGTATAACTGGCCCATGGCGTAGTATCTACTGGATAATCTTTAAAATGAGTTTCTTCAATTATTGTCTGAAACTCCATAGTTTGCTCTAGTGGTTCATCATCAACTTGCGAGTGATAAACTTGAAAAGTTCTTGTACCATAAAGGTATGAATCAAGGCCCATAATTAATTGTGGATTAGTGAACACACTTATTATAGTAGCACAATAGACTTTCTGCAAGTAAAAATTCTCAGTTATTAATTCTCATTGATAATTCTGAGAAAAATAAAAAATTAAATGTTATTGGACCGCACTGTCTACTACGTAAAAAGTCAAAAATCGCCATTCATAGTATAGATTCCCTGAAAATTTTTATACAGTTTTTTAGTTGTGGCGCAGCATCTCAGCTATAAAAAAATTGATAAAAAATATTTTTCTGAAAAATTTTAATTACAAAAAGATGATAAAATTGACAAAAAAGTTTTCCACAAAGGATACTACGTTTTACACAGGAAGGATACTATGAGTATTTATACTTATAGGATCAACGATCCAATATTGCCATATATAAACAAACTTGACTATTAATAGAATATTAAAGTAGAATGCAGAGGACACTATAAATAGTGTTATTAAATTTCACCCAGGAATTAATCCAATGGAAAACAACAACCAACAAAACTTTATAAACCAACTAAACGCAAGTTGGAACGCAGAACCACAAACTAATAAAGAGTTAGTATCTACTGCGCAAGGTTATCAAAACAACCAAAACAGCGAGACAACATACAAAGGAGCTCGTCTTATTTTTCCTAATACATCAATAGATCAAATATGGAAAGATAATGGACTTGATTTTAAAGCAACACCAACTAAACTTTTTTATCAAGATCAAAATAAAGTACTTCAGGAGGTGACAGACTACCAAGCAATAATTAATAACAGCACGGGCCAATTGTTAAACATTCCAAAAAATGATTATACAATTTTACAACTAGACAAAATAAAAAATGTAATTGAATCATGCAGAGATTCACTAGCGGTAGAAAGTATTATGAATATTGATTCTAAACGCTTTGTTATTAATACATACATAAAGGAATGTATTGGAGACGTTAGAAAAGACGACCCAATAAAAAGAAGATGCACATTTATAACGTCAATGGACTCTAGTGTAGGATTTACTTTGGCACTTCTAGACTTTCGCATGTGGTGTTTTAATCAGATGGCGCAAGTAAAAAGCAGCGAAAACTTAAGTTTTAAGCATACAAAAAGTATTACTGCATTAGTGGACCGACTACCACGAGTAATTGATTTTAATAAACATACATTTAAGCAAAGCATAGATGAATATAAATATATGGTAAGAAAAGAAATTAAAGAAGAACAAGCGCACGAGATATTGAAAGACTTATTTAAAAGTGAATGGGCCAACAAGAAAGTATGTACACATAGAACTTTAAAAACTACTAGGGAAAAAACCGTGCAAGACTTAGTACAATATAAACCAATAATGGATAACTTCAGAAAAGAAAATAATATACATAATTCAAGTAATGCATATAACTTGCACAATGCTGTTACTAGTTATTTATGTCACGAGCAAGGAGCCAGCAACATAAAAGACGAGAGCGAAAGAGCAAGAATAAGATTAGAAAATTGTCTTTATAAATCCTCGAAAAATATTATAAATAGAAGTAAGGAATTATTATTAACAGCCTAGACTGTAGTAACTACTATTAGACCTGGAGTAATTTATTCTAGGTCTTTTTTTATTGCTTATTTATTATTGTGATATTGTATTAACTCAAAAAACTGGTACAATTAAATAGTAAACCATCATTTATTTACAACCATGGCAACGCGCTCAATTATTGGAATCCTACACGACAACAACACAATCGAAAGTATTTATTGCCACTTCGACGGATACCCAAGTAACACGGGTTATTTTTTATTAACTTATTACAATACTAAACAAAAAGTATTAAATTTAATTAGTAAAGGAGATTTATCAAGTCTTGCATGTAGTCATAATTGGAACGATGAACAACACCCAACAATAAATAATAAAATTCAATTAACCCCTAAACCCTATAGTAAAAGAAAAGACCAACCCGAACCAAGTACAAGACCAATAATCCACGATATACAAATCAAATTTTTTGATGATTTAATGGGAGAGGAATATAAATATTTATATATCCCCGAAGATCGAAAAGATTCTTTATTTACTGGCTGGAAGTGTTGGAATGTACAAGACAGAGAAAACCGATACTTAGTAAATATTCCAAAAACTAACCCAAACTACAGTACAAGCAAATTTGCTTACAGTTATTCTTATTAATTCAGGAGTTAAAAAACAATGTCACTATCAAGACCACACGAAAACGAAAAAAAATTTTTTATTCAAAAATGCAAGCACTTAGCTAATTGGTACCCACACTTAACACTTGAAGAAACGGTTAAACTATCACTAGCACAACTAGACCAGGAAAAACAAAAATTTCCTAATTATTCAAGTTTAAAAGTTTGGCAACACCCAATACAAAAAGAGAATGTTAATTATATTTAATTACTGTTTTCTCATTCTTACGTCATACCAACCCCACAAATGAACAAACCAATTAAAAGAAGTTACAGCCGAAGCGCAGCAACTACCGCCAATCGTAAATTTTACAGAATGGCTACGGTATTTTTTATACTGTCTTTTTTATTCGCAATGCACAGCACAAATTATAGTGATTTTATGGCACAGTGCACACAGCGCAACACCGCAAAATACTGCGAACAAATTTATAGAAATTAAATTTTTTTTTATTGCAGTATCTCCCACGGCCCGAAAATAAACGGGCCCTTTTTATTGCACCCCCGCGCAGTATCTACCGCGCACAGTATCCACGGAGCCGCGTCCTATTCTCCACACACAGAGGACACGGGGCCAGATTGCAAAAATTTTTAAAAAATTGTAGATACCCCTGAACCTACTGATAAATCCAAGACTAATACTACTTTTTCTTCTCTACGCTAATAGATAGCTGTGGAGTGTTAAGGTTTATAGTCTCTTCGCTCTCACCTAGTACTTTACCTAGTGAATCTAATACCTGGGCAGCAGTTTGAAGCTGACCTCTCTTCACAGCCTGGTTGAAAAGTCTCATTCTCATACCCTGTAATCGTGAAATCATCTTTTCTCTGTCCTTCTCCCAATCCTCATCGTTCCATTCTTTTACCTGTCTCCAATCTCTCCAAGCTGTCTCCACTCCAATATTCTCCTTGGAAGCGTGATCTAAAACTAATTGTCTAGTTGTTAAGCCCTCAAGCTGACGTTTATACAATCTCTGCCTTCTTGCTTCAATAACTGTATCTGGATTTCTCTTTCCACAGACCTTCCCACCCATAGGTGCATTGGGACTGTCTACATCTGGTCGATAGTATGCTTGAGCCACGGACTAAATAAATACTAATACTTGAATAATAACCCTAAAAACAGCATTTAGTCGACTAAAACACGGAAATTTGTTCATATTTAAGCTATTCTTT